ATCAGGTTCTAAAGTTATTTTAGAAGCTGGAGATAAAATACAAATTGATTGTTCAGTTGCTGATAAACTATCAGGAACATTATCAGTCATGGAAATAACGTAGGAGTTTTAATTGGCTTACATCGGAAAAGTACCTGCTAACGCACCTTTAACATCAAGCGACATTGCTGATGGTATTATCTCTACTGCTGATATAGCTAACACAGCTGTAACAGGAGCAAAAGTAAATACAGATATTATCTCTGCACAAACAGCACTTGCGTCAGCACCAGCTGATACAGATGAGTTTCTAGTATCGGATGCTGGAACAATTAAAAGAATAGATTACAGTTTAATTAAAGGTGGTGGAGCATACACAAAACTTTTAACAACTACTGTATCAAGTGGTGTTTCAGAAGTTGTTTTTAATAGCACCTATATAACAAGCACATATACAGATTTTAAAATTATTATATCAAATCTTTTATCTGCATCTGAAGCATCATTAAGACTTCATTTTAGTACAGATAATGGCAGTAGTTTTAAAGATGATTTTAGGTATTTATCATATCAAATTGATAGTAATAATGGCACAGGGATAGCTAGAAATGATACACAAGATGCTGCGTTTGTAGATATAACAAGTGCTTCAGCTTTAAGAGCAGAATCAGATGCAAATGCTTTTTTTGATATTAATTTATTTGGACATTCAGATACGGATAGTGCTGTTTCAGTACAGTTTGAAGGTGGATATGAAAATAATTCAGGTAAAGCTGTTCACGTTAGAGGTTATGCTTTTGATGACACTCCTTCACACACTTTCAATTATGTAAAAATAGCTATGAATAGTGGAAATATTAATAAAGGATTTTTCACACTTTATGGGAGAGCAATCTAATGGCTTATATTGGTCAATCTCCTTCAATAGGAAATTTTCAAGTCTGCGATGCTATTAGTGTAGTTAATGGTCAAGCTGCATACACGATGCAAGTATCATCTGTTAATGTAGTGCCAGAAACAGCTAACCACATGATAGTTAGTCTCAATGGAATTATTCAAAAACCAGGTAGTTCTTATACTGTATCAGGTTCAACTATTACCTTTGCATCTAATTTAGCAACAGGTGATGTTATAGATTTTATTCATATACTAGGATCAGTTCTTGATCTTGGTGTACCTAGCGATGATACAGTAAGTACAGCTAAAATATCAGCTAATGCAGTTACAGCTGCTAAATTTAATGCAGATGTAATATCAGGACAAACTGCTTTAGCAAGTGAACCAGCAGACACAGACGAATTTTTAGTTAGTGATGCAGGTGTCTTAAAAAGAATAGACTACTCACTTATAAAAGGTGGTGGTTCTCACGTTTTACTTTCTACAACAACAGTATCAAGTGCAGCTAGTGAAGTTGCTGTTACTTCTAACATAGACAGTACATACAACAGATATATGATTAGCATAATAAATTTAAAACCAGCTAGTAATGCTACACATTTACAAATGAGATTTTATCAAGGTGGAAGTGTTGATAGTGGAAGTGTTTATGATAGCACTTCTGCTTACAATGGGTCTGATGATGGTTCAGGACCAACTATTGGAAGAGAAGATGGTTCAACTAGTATGGAACTTGCTAATGAAGTTGGTAGTGATGCAACCGAACCTTTTAATGGAATTATTTATTTACACGATCCATCTAACACAACAACACACACACGAATGACGGGATTCGGAACTTGGTCAAGAGGTAATAATGCAACTACAGCAATTTTTGGTGGTAGAATAGATCAAGCTGCAGCTGTTGATGGTTTTGATTTTAAAATGTCATCAGGAAATATAGATAGTTGTATCATCAAACTTTATGGCATAACATAGGAGTTAAACAATGGCTCTTAAATTTGCTAACAACAATTCCTTATCAGCAATCACATCTTTACCAGATGCAATATCAAGTGGTTCTTTAAATTTAATATCTACACAAACAGCTAGTAGCAGTTCAACAATAGATTTTACAAGTGGCATAGATTCTACTTACAAAGAATATATTTTTAAGTTTATAAACATACACCCATCAGCAAATGGTCAAAACTTTGGTTTTCAAGCAGACACAGGAACAAATACTAATTATAATCAAACTATTACAAGCACTTTTTTTGAAGCTGTGCATGGAGAAGATGGTTCAGGTAGTGGTGTAAGTTATAAAACAGCAAAAGACCAAGCACAAGGAACAGGATTACAAAGTTTAGGACAACCTGGAAATGAAACTGATCTAGGTATGTCAGGCTTACTTCATCTGTTTGAACCATCAAGTTCTGTTTTTGTAAAACATTTTATTGCTAGAAGTAATTTAACTGAAAATGGTGGAGTAGCTAGTGATAATCATATTGCTGGTTATATAAATACAACAACTGCAATCACTAGAGTACAATTTAAATCAAGTTCAGGAACATTAGATTCAGGAGTTATAAAATTATATGGCGTTAGTTAAATACAATAACAATTCTATAAGCTCTGTTACTGCAACAGCAGGTTTGGCAAGTGGTGGTTTAAATTTAATTACTACTAACACAATATCATCAGGAGTGTCATCTTCAGATTTTACTTCTAGTATTGATAGCACATACGATACTTATTTATTTAAATTTATAAGTTTACACCCAGCATCTAACGCAGTTGAATTTAAAGTAAACTTTAGAGATGGTTCATCAGCTTTTGATGCAACAAAAACAACTACTAATTTTATGGCTTATCATAATGAATCAGGTAGTTCTACATCTTTAGAATATAGAGCTGGTGATGATCTTGCACAATCAACAGGAGATCAAACATTAGGTGATAATCTTGGTAATCACTCAGACGCAAGTTTAAGTGGTTATATGTATTTGTTTAATCCCTCATCTACAACTTTTGTAAAGCATTTTATTGCACAAACAACTTTTATGGAACAAGATAGCACTCCGTATTCAATGAATTCATTTACTGCTGGATATTGTAACGTAACTGCCGCTATTGATGGGGTTACTTTTAAAATGAATTCAGGGAATATTGATAGTGGCGTAATAAAAATGTATGGATTGAGCAAATCATGAGCATAGTAAAATTAAATAACAGAGGAGTAAAAGACGCAACTGCTTTTGGTAGCATAACAGGACTTGGTGGTTTAGCTTTTATATCAAGATCAACGGCTAGTTCATCATCTACTGTAAATATAACATCAGGAATAAATAGCACCTACAAAGAATATCTTTTTGTTTTTAATAATTTTCATTTATCTAATGATAATGCTCAACCATCTATAAATTTTTCAATAGATAGTGGAAGTAACTACAATGTTACAAAAACAACTACAAATTTTTCTGCTTCACATCACGAATCAGATTCTGCTACATTGCTTGGTTATAATGGCAGCTGGGATTTAGCACAAGCAACAACTAAACAATATTTAAGTGCTGGAACAGGAAGTGATAATGATCAATCTGCTTCAGGATTTTTACGTCTTTTTGACCCTAGCAATACAACTTTTGTTAAACATTTTATTGCTGTTATGAACTCAAGTACAAGTGATGATTCTTCACAAAATTTATTCATAGCAGGTTATGGTAATACAACATCAGCTATTGATGCAGTACAATTTGCAGTTAGTGCTGGAACACTTGATTCAGGTACAATAGATTTATATGGAATCAAATAAATAATTATGATAACAACCAACAATAAGGAGTAAATATGGCAAGATACAAAATGGTAAATGGAGAAAGAATCCAACTTACAGCAGCAGAAGAAACAGCTAGAGATGCAGAAGAAGCAGCTTGGTCAGCTGGTGCTTTTGATAGAGCTATGGCAGACTTGAGACAAAGAAGAAATAATTTGTTAAAAGATACTGACTTCTATGCTTTGTCAGATGTAACAATGAGTGCTGACATGACAACGTACAGGCAAGACCTTCGTGATCTCACAAATGGTTTAAGTACAGTTGCTGATGTTAATGCTGTTGTCTACCCAACAAAACCTGAATAAATTATATAAATTATAATTCATATCTGTTAATAAATTAACATGAAGTTTATGTTAATTTTAAAGGTATGTTCCGTTGTACACTTAAATTGTTTACCACCAATTCAAGATAGTTTTTTATTTAATTCTTGGTCAGAATGTGCTAGTGCAGGTTATCTACGATCTATTGAAACAAATAATAATATAGGTAGTGATATGGTTAATAGAAATAAAATTGTTGTAAACTTTGAATGCGTAGAAGTTGACGAATCATAGGAGAATATTATGGATAAAATGATAGAAACATTTTTAGAAGAAATAAAAAAGTTTTGGGAAAAAGTAAAAAGCTATGTCAAAAACAAAATTAAAAAAATTATCTGCAGCTGTAAGTGCCAAAAAACAGATTAGAGAATACGCAGAAAAAAATAATAGTTATCGTATCTCAACTCATGAGAAAGTATGTGCTGAACGTATGAAAACTTTATTCAAAGCCATTGATG